ATTCTTCAATTATGACTTTCATTCGTTCTTCGAATTGACCTCTATATTTTGTACCCGCAACAATAGATGTCATATCTAATGAAACGATTCTTTTATCCATTAAATTACGTGGACATTCACCGTTGTATATTTTAATTGCTAACCCTTCAACAATTGCGGTTTTACCACAACCAGGTTCACCAATTACAATAGGATTATTTTTCTTTCTTCTTGAAAGAATTTGAGCAATTCTTGTTATTTCTCCATCTCTTCCAATAACAGGGTCTAATTTACCCTCTTCAGCTAATTTAATTAAATCTTTACTGAAATTATCTAATACAGGTGTGTTAGAATTTTCATTAGAACTTTTACCTTTGTTTTTACCGTCGTTATCTACGTTATCAGTCATAGTTTTTTTATTAAATAATATGAATTTTTAATTAAAAGTCCAATATTGACAAAATGTCATGTTTTTAAAAAAACACTGACAAAAATCATTTTTATACATCGTAATATATGTCATATTTACATTATAAATCATTTGGCATACGATTAGATATGTCGTTAAAAAATAAACTAATAAAAATTAAAACTATGTTTGGAAAAAGAAAAAATTTCAACGATTTTAGGAGAGAATTTGACTCAATGTTTGAATCAATGGATTCGATGTTTGGGTATAAACCAAAAATGATTTTTGGAGAAACTAAAACTGAGACGGGGACTGATGAAAATGGTGTTTGGACAAAACAAACCTTCACGTCCGAGGATGGGTCTACCACAATTACAAATTTTGTAAGAACCGATGGTTTTGGTTCAAGAACCAAAACTGAAAGTCTTCAAGATTTATTAAAAAGTGCGGTTGAAAAACAAAACTATGAAGAAGCTGTTAAGTTGAGGGACGAAATTAAAAAAATGGAAAAAAACAAAGACAAAATTGAGTCGTTAAAAAATGAACTTAATAAACATGTCAAAGACCAAGACTACGAAAAGGCGATTGAAGTTAGAGATGAAATAAAAAAATTAGAAAAATAAAATAAATCCCCCAACCCAAATTGGGGGGTTATTTTTTAGTTACATTATACGATAATTTATTATTTTTTTAAAAAAAATATGGCAATTTTAAGTGAAACAATTTCGGGTACAAAAATAATTAATGAAATTCAATCTTCAAATATTAAAAAAACCGAATACGATACGGAAACAAAAAAATTAATGGTCGAATTTAATAATGGTGTTAAATATGAGTATGATGAAGTACCACACCAACTATATACTCAGTTCAGAATGTCAGAATCTCAAGGAAAATTTTTTACTTCAAAAATATCTAAAACTTTCAAATATAAGAAAATTTAATATTTACTCTTTTCTGAATATTTATTTCTGATGAGTAATTTAGAAAGTATAATATCAAGTTTTCACATTCAAGAGAACCTTAACCCCAAAATTTGGGAATTGCCAAAAGAAAAATTTATGAGTGACCCTGAAGGTCAACATTATACCATGAGACCAAAAGTAAGAGAAAGACTTTTGGAAATTGCTTATGAATTTATTGAATTTGTAAAAGTAGATTTTATTGTTTCGGATGTTGTTATGACAGGTTCATTAGCCAATTATAATTGGTCAAAATATTCTGACATAGATTTACACATCATGGCAGATTTTTCACAATTTAACGAAAGAGAAAGGGAATTATATCAAGAATTATTTACACTGAAAAAAACGTTATTCAACGACAAACACGATATAAAAATTTTTGGATACGATACGGAATTATATATTCAAGATGAAAATGAAGAACATACAAGTACCGGTGTTTATTCTGTTTTATTCAATAAATGGATTGAAGAACCATCGCATGAAAAAGTTATAGTTGATAGAGAAACTGTAAAAAACAAGTCCGAAAAATGGATGAAAGAAATTGATACTATTTTAGAAAATATAAAAGACGAATCAGTTGAGGACGCTAAAAAAATTCTTAAAAAGATAAAAGATAAAATAAAAAAATATCGAAAGTCGGGTTTAGAAGAAAAAGGAGAGTTCTCAATTGAAAATTTGGTTTTTAAAGTATTGAGAAGAAATAATTACATTCAAAAGATATTTGATTTTGAAAATGACTATATTGATAAAACTTTATCATTGAGTGAGGCGACATTAGGCTCTCCTTTAGATAATTTAAAATTAAGTAGTGAATTCGGAGAAAAAAGAAGTTATGAAAATCATCCTGGCGTTGATTTAGCAACTAATTCAGGTTCAGAAGTTAAGTCTCCTGCCGATGGAGATATATTGGAAGCGGAATTTAAACCTAATTCTTGTGGAGGGACTTTATTTATTAAACATCCAAATGGTTTTAAGACAAGATATTGTCACATCAAAGAATTCAAAGTTAATAAAGGAGATGTTGTAAAACAAGGACAAGTAGTTGCGTTGAGTGGTGGAGCATCATCGGATAAGGGTGCGGGAAATTCAAGAGGAGCACATTTACATTTTGAAGTTTACAAAGATGGTTCGTTAGTTGACCCTATGGACTATATTGACGATTTAGGACAAATTAAATCTACTGTAAATTCACCACAAACTGAAAAAGATAAAAGAATTGAAAAATTAATTGAATTAGGCGAAAAATCCGTTTTCCTTTTCAATTTAATGAAAATACTTTTATCAGGTAAAGAATTTCGTAACGTATCTACTAAAAAAGGGATACCGTATGATGAAGATGTTGAATATTTACAAACCGCCTTACAATTAACAGGTAATTTATTACCTAAATTTGGTGTTGACGGACTTTTTGGCCCTGAGACAGAAAATTCTGTAAAACAATTTCAAAAATCTGTAAATTTACCTGAAACAGGTATGTTAAAAAATGATGATTTAAAATACCTTTACGCCAAACTTTTACAAAAAGGTTTTACTGATTCAGATTTATCCAAAGTTCAAAAATCGTCAGAAGTTTTAAAATACGATATTAAAAAAGACGAAGATTTTTATGTAAGTATATTAAAACTTTTAGAGGCACCTGTCTCTGATGAAAATTTAAAATTTTTAAAGGCGTGGAGACAGGCTGAAGGTGGTATTGCTAATAATAACCCATTTAATACAACAATGAATCTCCCTAAAGACGATAAAATAAGTAATTATAATTCTATTGGAGTTAAAAATTATTCAACCCCTAATTTCGGAGTCGAAGCCACTGTAAGAACGTTATCATTACCATACTATAAATGTATCGTCGATGGTTTAAAAAATGATATTGGAGCTCAAAAAATAAGTGAATGTCCTGATATGATGGTATGGTCAACAGGAAAATCAGAAAGCTCTAAAGGTAAATATGTAAACAAGGTTCTACAAGGTAATTTGAACCCAAAACCAATTGAAATTAAGGATTTGTCATAATTCTAAAAAAATTGGATTAATCGATATATTTATATAAAAATAATTTATTTAAAAAAAAATAAAAAAATGGGCAAACTTAAACCTATTGGTAGTGAAAAATTACAAGGTATTGATAAAATCAAACGTATGATTGAAATATCAAGATATAATGAACACGTACCAAATCCAATCAATGAAAACAAATCAGTTGAATATAAAATAACTTTATCTGACGAAAACGATTATCAAATCGTAAAAGAAAAAAATGGTTATGTAATAAAAAAGAGTATTAACGAATCAGAATTTGATTATCTTGAACCAATGAAGAATAGAAAATATTATTCATCATATTCTCAAGCTATGAAAAGATTGAACTTAATAACTAAAGAAGTTAATTCATTACAAGGTGTTGAAAAAAACACTTCTTTATTTACCGAAGGTGAAGAAGAAGGTAAGAAAAAATACTTTTTAAAAGTTAATACTAATGAACAATCGGCTCCTGTAACAGCTCCGGCCCCAGAACCAGCACCTGTTCCATCACCTGAAGTGTCGACTACACCAAGTTCTGAACCTATGCCATCTGATGACGAATTATCTTTACCTGATACAGACACTACTGATGAATTACCAAGTGATGAAACAGAAACAACTGATGATGAAGTAGTTACTTTCAAAACAATTCAAAAAATAACAGGAAAGTTAGGTCAAAAAATAAGAGAATTTACTTCTAATGAAAAAAATAAAATGTCATCAAATGACATTAAATATGTGATTAATTCTATATTATCCGCTCTTAATCTTAATGATTTAGAAAGTGAAGATAAAGAAGAAATTATGAATAAATTTGAAGGTGGTGAAGAAATGTCTATGGATGATATGTCTATGGATGATATGTCTATGGATACGGAAGTTTCATCTGAAACACCTGATGAAATGACTCCTGAACCTCCACCAAGTCCTGAAGGTGAAATGGGTGAAGAAACCATGAATCCTTCTAAAATGAGACGTTTGAAAAAAAGAGGGATGAGAACTGATGAAATGTCAAAAATGGAAGAGATGATTGAAGGTATTTTTTCGGAATCTAAAGTTGATAATATTCTAAAAAAATATTTTATTATTGAAGAAAAAGAAAAAAAATCTGAAAACAAAAATATCGTAACAAAAATAAAAAATATTTCTGAAAGTATTTCTCAAGAAGTCGCTTCAAGGAAGTTTGTAAAAAAAAACCCTGACGCTAAGTTATTAGGTAAAACAAATTCGAAAAATTTAGTTTTTGAATCAAATAATAAAAAATTTGTTATTTCACCTAAAGGACTAATTAAATGAGTTTTTTAATATTTGTTAACGAGTTAGGACCTAATTATAAAGGGGATAATATTTACGAATTTATTTTTTCCGATGATACTAAAAATGTTTGGGGAGAAAATTGGGAATCAAAACCCGCTATGGAATACCCTCAACCACCTGATTTGGAACATGTTAAAAAAGTTGGAGTTCTTAAAAATGATTTAATAACAATGTCAGTAATTCAAAATTCTGACTTTTTCTCTATGATAGATGCTATAGACGATGTGATAGCTTTAGCTTGGGAAAATGAAAGTGATAATGTTAATTTTGATTTACATAAAAGATTGGTTTTTAAATACGGAGAAACTGAAGAATCTGTAAAAAATAAATTATACGAACGAGACATCGTTTTAGAATTTGAAAAAAAAGTTCAATATGAAAACTGAAAAAAAAATCTTATCTTTGGTTAATCACGGATTTAAACCATCAACATTACTTAAATTAAATGAAAATCAAATTAATCTATTACATTCTAAATTATTAGAATCTAAAAAAGAAAACAAAGAAGCGGTAACAAAAACTTCCACGACAACAACGTTTGACCCCTCAAATGATACTGATAGAAAGGCTTTGGAGGATATGTTGGGTAAAAAAGGAGTTCCAACAACAGTTGACCCGGCAACTAAAAAAGTGACGGTTGTTTCTGAAGAAGGTGATGTTGATGATGTTGATGATGAAAACGCGTTAGGTAAAGATTCTTTACAATCCTACACTGGTCAAGAATTACCACATGACGCTAATGATATGTCTCCTGATGGTATGGACGATGATTCTGATAATGACAGAGAAATGATGGGGATGAGTGAGGAAATTGATTTTTTAATGGGTGTAGATGAGGAAATGAATGAAAAATTTGAATCTAAAGCTCAACAAGGTTTATTTTGGGCCAGATGTAACAAATGTTCAGATAAGAATTGTAAATGGTGTAAAATGGCTAAGGAATTTTCAAAAAGTACGTCAAAAAAACAATATGAAAAAATGCCAGAAAAAATACATCCTGAAAAAACTGTAAAATATAAGAAAAAAGAAACCAAAGAAAGTTATATTGATATGATTTCTAAGGGGGTTACAAATAATTATAGATTGAAATTAGATGATATTAAACCTGGTATTAACTATGGTGGTATGTCAGAAGAAAAATTAGAAAAAAATATTATGAAATTAGTTGAAAAACACATTTTACCAAAAATGTCAAAAAAAGATTTATTATCTTTTATATCTGAACAAGGAACAAAGGAAAAAGAAAAAGAGAGAACAAAAGAGAAAGAAAAAGAAAAAACTCCAAGTACGCCTTATAAACCAAAACCAGGTCCTAAACCAAATCCAAAGGCGAAAAAGACTGAGGTCGATGAACAAGAAATTGCTCCTGTTAAAACACCTCCAAAAACAAAACCAACAACAAAACCAAATAAACCTGGAACTCCGTATAGTCCTAAACCGGGACCTAAACCAGCTCCAAAAGCAGGTAAGAACGAACTACCAAATTGGTTATCATTTAGTAAAATAGGAATTAATTTAAAATAAAAATGAGTACAAATTTGAAAATGGAAAATATACTTAAACTTAAAAGAACGTTAGAAAAAAAATCTTTAAACGAAGGTTTAACAAAAAAAGAACGTCAAGTTCTAAATAATGTTAAAGAATATATTAATGAGGCTCCTATTGATTATGAGGGACCTGAAAGAATGGACCCGGGTATCGAGAAAAAATTGACGAAAGGTGAAACCCCATTTCAAAAAAGTGGAGCAATACCTGAAGACAAAAAAAAGTTTTTAGAATTGACTGCGTCAAAAAGATTTAAAGACTCTGTAGAAAAAGTTAGAAGATATTTAGGTAACACTTCAGTTATACAAGGTAGAAACCCTGTAATGAATTTGATGGGTATGGCCATGGGGGGACTTCAACAAATCATGTCTATTGAAAGACAAAATAAAGAATATTTAGAAAATTTGGCGGTAGAATTGGTAAAAGAAGAATTAGGTATACCTGAAGGTTCTTTACAGTTTGATGCGAAATTAGTACAAGGTCCTATGGGAGCTGCAGAAGGAATGCAGAATGAACCTCAAGAACCTGAAGAGGAGGATGTTAAAGACGCTTTTAAAAATGCCGAAAAACACACCGAAGAACTTGAAGATTTTGCAGATGAATTCGAAAAATTCAATCTTGAAAGAGCTAAAAGACGTTTTATAAACTCATTAATACAAGGCGCCGCTTTTAAAGGGGGTCATATGTTTGTTTTAGTGCAAGACAAACTTGATGAATTATCACCGGGATTAACTAATCTTTATGGTACTACACAAGCTTTAATGGAACATTTATATTGGGTTTATCCTGATATGGAAGCTATGGCCGGTGGTGGAGGTGGTCAATTAGGACAAAGTGAAATTGACCCTGAAACAGACCCTCCAACAGTAAAAGCAAGAGCGGGTACTTTTCCATTATTAATACATGAATTAGTTAAAGGTGTTTACGAAATATTTGGAACTCACGGATTACCTGATGACCCAAGACAATCCGAAATGGTTTTAGGAGCTGAAGACACATTACCTGGCGAGATATGGGATTCAAGATTAGGTCCTATTTTTTGGGAAAAGTTTACTGAGGCGTATCCGTTAGAATTATTTGACGAAAATAAAAAACATATACAACATTATTTGTTTGTTAGATTTTCAAGATTATCGGCAAAAGAATTTTTAAAAATTGCAAATCTAATTTTGGAAGGTAAACCTCAAGGAAAAGAATTTATCAAGAAAATGGTTGATGAAATTGTTTCAGATTTGAAAAAACAAGAATATGAACAAAGTATGGGTGGTGAAGATGAAGATGATATAGATTTATCTGATTTAGGTTTCTAACCTATAATACATTACTTTTAAAAAACCCTTATTTATTGATTTAAATAAGGGTTTTGATATTTATAAGAAAAGAGTTTATGAATTTAACAAAAGAACAAGTAATGTTAGAATATGTAAAATGTATGAGGGATACTCCTTATGCGTTAAGAACTTACTTACAAACATACGACAATACTGTTTCAAAATACGTACCATTAGAATTATTTCCTGACCAAGTTTCTTTGTTAGAAGATTATGATACACACAATGAAAATATAGCTTTACAATATCGTCAGGCGGGTGTAACAACAGTTACTGCCGCTTGGGCATCAAAAAAATTAGCATTTGCGAAGAAAACAAAACCTGAAAAAATTTTGATTATTGCTAACAAACTCGATACCTCACAGGAGATGGCAAACAAGATTAGGGCATTTGTGGGACAATGGCCTTCATGGGTAGGGATTGATTTTGCACCTGAAAAAAACTCACAAAAACATTATAAATTAATAAATGGGTGTGAAGTTAAGGCGGTGGCAACATCAAAAGATGCTCTTCGTGGTTTTACTCCGACTATATTAATATTTGACGAGGCCGCATTTATCGAGGCGGATAATGATTTTTGGGCGGCTTGTATGGCGTCCTTATCAACAGGTGGTAAGGTTATTGTAATATCAACCCCTAATGGTTACGACCAAATTTATTATGAAATTTATGACCAAGCGTTAAGAAACATGAATGATTTTAAAATTTCTGAAATGTATTGGTACAGAGACCCTCGTTACACCAAAGATTTATATTTGGTTAAAACAAAAGATATCATTCATTATTTGTTAAACAAAGAAGAATATCCAAAAGATGATATTATAAGTTGGGAAGATAAAAAATTTTCAAATAGAGATTACAAAGAATTGAGTGACATTATGAGCCAGGGTTATAAACCATCTTCGGCTTGGTTTGAAGGTATGGTTAAAAAACTCAAGTATGACAAACGAAAAGTATCTCAAGAGTTGGAATGTAATTTTTTAGGTTCAGGGGATAACGTATTTGATTCGAATTTGTTACAAAAAATAAAAGAAAATTATATCAAAGAACCTCAAAATAAAATGATGGGGAATGCTCTTTGGATATGGAAAGAACCTGTGGTGGGTCATAAATATGTTATGGGTGTGGACGTAAGTCGAGGAGATAGTGAAGACTTTAGTTCTTTTCAAATAATTGATTTTGATGAAAGAGAACAAGTTGCTGAATACGTAGGTAAACTACCTCCTGATACCATGGCCGAGATTTGTTATAAATGGGCAAACATGTATTCTTGTTTTATTGTGATAGATATCACGGGTGGTATGGGTGTTTCTACCGCCAGAAAGTTACAAGAGATAGGTTATAAGAATTTATATGTTGATGGTGTTGATATTGCAAACAAATGGAAATATGACCCAAAAGCAATGGAAAAAATACCGGGTATAAATTTCAATAATAAACGTGTCCAGATTATAGCGTCTTTTGAAGAGGTTATGAGACATGAATTTAAAATTTATAGTGTAAGATTATTCAATGAGATGAATACTTTTGTTTATATAAGTGGAAGACCTGACCATCAAAGAGGACATCATGATGATTTAATCATGTCAATATCAATGGCGTGTTATGTCGCTGAGTCATCATTTTCAAGTTTAACTAAAGTTACTGAACAAACTAAGGCCATGATTGATTCTTGGTCGGTAAATAACAACAACAATGTAACTGAACAAATATCATTCAATCCTCTTTTACCTAATATGAATGAAAGGAGACAAGATATTGGAAGAGCTAACGTAAGTAAAGAAGATTACATGAAATACGGTTGGTTATTTGGTGTGAGATAATATTTATAAAATAAACTATGGGTTTAATTAGAAGAAAAAAATCGGGTAAAAAATTAAACGGAAGTAAATTAAATGTTCCTGGCCAAGGCATTAGTTCTGTTAAACCAGGTGGTGATAACAAAATTAATAAACAAGGTCCTCAAGATACAAATCCTACAGGACAGAGTTAACTATTTAATTTCAAGAAATAGAAATTAAATTTCTCATATGGAAAATCAAAACAATAATCAAAATAATCAAAATAATCAATTAACAGTTTGGCAAAGGTTATCGAACGCTTTCGGTCCTAACGCTTTATTAAATCAAGATTATCCAACTTACAAATACGATAAAAAGGAGTTACTAAAAACAACTTCTAAACAAGAATATCAAAAAGAATTATTACAGGCTCAACAGACCTATTATTTAGCCAATCAGTGGACTAAAATCGAAAGTAATCTTTATACTCAAGCGGTATATTATGAACCAACTCGTTTAGCATCATTTTATGATTACGAATCAATGGAATACACTCCAGAAATTTCTACTGCATTGGACATTTATGGTGAAGAATCCACAACTGCCGACCAAAACGGTTACATACTACAAATTTATTCAGAATCAAAACGTATAAAATCTATTTTAGCTGATTTATTTAACAATGCCTTAGATATTAATACTAATCTTCAGATGTGGACAAGAAATACTTGTAAATACGGAGATAATTTTGTTTATCTAAAATTAGACCCCGATAAGGGGATTGTAGGTTGTATGCAACTACCAAACATTGAAGTAGAACGTTTGGAAAGAGGTATGCCGTCCAAGTCTCACAATGTTGAAGAATTGCCTGAAAACAAAGGTTTAAGATTTAAATGGAAGGCGAAAGACATGGAATTTAATTCATGGGAAATTGCTCACTTTAGACTATTAGGAGATGATAGAAAATTACCATACGGTACTTCGATGTTAGAAAAAGCAAGGCGTATTTGGAAACAATTATTATTGTCTGAAGACGCTATGTTAATATATCGTACATCAAGAGCTCCTGAAAGACGTGTATTTAAAGTGTTTGTTGGTAATATGGACGATAAAGATGTTGAACCATATGTACAACGTGTTGCAAACAAATTTAAAAGAAATCAAGTTGTTGATAGTCAATCAGGAAATGTGGATATGAGATTTAATCAAATGGCGGTTGACCAAGATTATTTTATACCTGTTCGTGACCCGGCTCAAGCAAGTCCAATAGAAACATTACCTGGTGCTCAAAATTTATCTGAGATTGCCGATATTGAATACATT